GCAGTTAGGGAATAAGTAATTATGGCTAAGAAGTTTGCAGGGTTTACACCAGAACAGATGGGTAAGATTATACCTGAAATGCAGGGTATGCAAGCTGATGAACAAGCTGCTTACTTGGCGTCACAACCGGGTGCTGCGGCTCGTGTCGGTAAGATGGCACAAGTAGCTCAGAAGCGTATAGGTATGGCTTACGGTGGCATGGCTACTAAGAAAGGTTATGCAGTAGGTGGTCTTGGATCTGCAGACCTACCGGCGGAACCACTTAAACCACAAACACTGGAAGTACCATTTACAACTACCTCGGCTCCGCTACAGGCTCCGCCGCTTAACGAGTTTTCGTCTATAAACCCAACGCACAACACCTCCCCAGGCTTCTCTATCGGTCTTCCGTCCAGCGGTGTGCCTTTAAACGAGCAAGAGTTTTTTGCTCTACAACCTAGCCCAAACCCTGCATTGCGGGACTTAGACGTAGCTAAGACTGGAGTAACAACAGCAAACAAAGCACTGCAGGATGCACTGGCTGCACAAAAAGCTGATCCTTCTAATAAAGACTTAGTAGATGCAGTTACTAAAGCGCAGACGGAGTTAAACGCTTCTGGAGCTAGACTCTCTCAAGCACAGAATATGTATAAAACTGTGGGTGTTCCTAGTGCTACTGAAATTAAAGGTACAGCTGCTACAGATCCCTCTAGGCTTATAACGAAAGCAGATACAGCCACAGTATCAGATGCGGATAAGACTGATGGTGAGATTGATCCCGCTACAGGGAAGCTTACTGGTGATGCAGCTACTGCAGCACTAACTAAGGCAGGTATTGCTCCTGAGGTTACTGCACCTGTTGCAACAGAGGCTGCAGTGTATGAGCCTGTAGAAGCTACTGCAGGTGTAGGCGCTGTAATGGATCGTCTTACTGCAGCAACAGGTAAGCCTAGTGAGTCTGCTCTTGCAGAGGCTGCGCAGATGTCACCAGAAGAGTTATCCTCTCTTGGTCTATCTGTAGCACAGCTTGAAGAAGCTCGTAAGGTTATTGCACCTACTGCACGTACTGTACAGGAAGGTGAGATGATTGAAGGCGCTACCGTTGATATGGAGCGTGTCAAGAAAGAGACTAACTTTGAAGCTGCTACAGGTGCTCCCTCTACAGATGCTACAGTACAGGGTCAGCTTACTGGCTTGATGGAGCAGTTTGAGGGTAGTGAACCTCCTGCTTGGGCAGCTGGTGCTATGCGTAATGCTGCTGCACAGATGGCTGCACGTGGTTTGTCTGCATCTTCTATGGCTGGACAGGCTATGATACAGTCTGCTATGGAAAGCGCACTTCCTATTGCACAGATTGATTCTGCTACCTTCGCTAAGTTTGAAGCGCAGAACCTGAGCAACCGCCAGCAGTCTGCAATGTTTGCTGCAGAGAAACGTGCTGAGTTCTTAGGTTTAGAGTTTAACCAAGAGTTCCAAACTCGTGTATCTAATGCTGCTAAGATCTCAGACATTGCTAACATGAACTTTACTGCAGATCAACAGATCGCACTAGAGAACGCTAAGATGGCACAGACTGTAGATCTTGCTAACTTAAACTCTACTAATGCTAAGATTATGGCTGATGCTGCTGCACTTAACAATGTAGATATCACTAACCTTAACAATAGACAGTCTTCTGCAGTACAAAATGCTCAAGCCTTCCTACAGATGGATATGTCCAACTTAGCTAACGAGCAACAGACATCCGTATTTAAGGCTCAACAGCTTGCTAATACAATGCTCTCTGATACAGCAGCAGCTAACGCAGCTAAACAGTTCAACGCTACAAGTGAGAACCAGACAGAGCAGTTCTTCTCTAGTCTTGCTGCTAACGTGGCTCTGCATAACAATGAACAGCTAAATGGTATGAACCGCTTTAATGCAGGTGAGGCTAACTCTATTGACCAGTTTAATGCTACTGCTAGAGAAGCACGTAACCAGTTCAACTCTACAAACGCTCTAGTTATTGCACAGGCTAACGCAGCATGGTCTCAGGCTATCACTACTGCAGCTACTGCAGCACAGAACCAGAACAACCGTGACGCAGCTATGTCATCTAACGAGTTCACTATGGCAGCATACAATGCTATCGTACAGGAAGAGCGTGACTTAGTTAGCTTCGTGTTTAATGCAGCCCAGAAGCAACTAGACCGTGATGCTAGTATTACACTCCAGTCAATGCAGAATGAGTCTCAGCGACTCTCTGATCAAGCAGAAATAGACGTTGCGGGTGGTACAGGCTTTGGTACTATTGTCGGTGCTCTCGGTCCCACCATTCTTAAGGGTGTGTTTGGTTGGTCGTGATCTGGACTAAGAGATTACTATTTATAACAGCAGGAATAATACTAATGACAAGTCTAACAAGCGGCGGCGCAGGTAACACTATCCGAAACCTCATGCAGCAGATTATAGCTGAGCGTGATGCTAAGTTTGCACCTACGCAAGAAGGTGGTGAAGCTGCACCTACGGGTGGTATGTTTGATAAGCCTGAAGTTAAAACTAATGCGGCGGATGCTGTTACGGACCTACTAGGTTACTTAGAGCAGAAGCGTTCAGAGGCGCTAGACTCGTACCAGTCTAAGGTTATGCGTAGAGCATCCAAGCCTCTACCAAAGCCTGAAGACATAGACGTGTCTAGCTTTCTATCAGAAGCAGGTTTATCTCCACAGCCGGATGGCTTGACTGCGCTTAGTTTTGAGGCTCCTGAGTTAGGTGAGCCAGATCTCGACCAGGTTATTGAAGCTAAAAAAGTTCGCCCTTCTAAAAAGCCTGTGGCAGAAGTAGATGTAGACGTTATTGAGGCTGCTGTTGAGCAACCTGCAGGTAATGGCTTGATGAGCAGTCCTCGCCCTAAAGCTAGACCAGAGACCGTGAACAAAGACGCACCTATAAACGTAAGAAATAACAATTTAGGTAATATTAAAAACATTAAGAGCAATGACTGGCAAGGTCAGACTAACTTAGATAGCGATGAAACTTTTGCTGCCTTTAGCTCGCCTGAGTTAGGAGTTAGAGCATTAAAGAAGGTTATACAGGCCAACATTAATGCCACAAACACTATTGAAGAATACGTGAATAGGTACGCTTCGGAGCCTAAAGAGAAGGCTTACTACAAAAAGAACGGTAAGCTAATGCCTCACCTGCAAAACTATGCTACTCAAATAGCAAAGAGCCAAGGCTTAAAGAGTACAACAGCGGCAATACCTGAAGATGTAGATATGTTAGCATGGATTAAAGCTACGGCTACAGCTGAAGGCGGTGCAGATGCACTTACGTACTTCACAGACGATGTTATCAACAGAGGACTGGCTCTGTAATGTTTGGCCTACCCTTAGAACTTATCACTATGCTATTCTCTACCGTGCTAGGTGGGGTTATGTCTATGGTAGGGCAGAATGCTAAGAACAAAGCAGAGCAACAGAAGCTACTTATTGGTGGTGTAACTGAAGCACGTAATGCTGGTAAGACTGATAAGCACTTTGCATGGACCCGTAGGCTCATTGCTCTATCTGCAATCTTTTCTATTATTGTATTGCCAAAGGCTGTCGCTGTATGGTATCCTGAGGTAAGCGTTATTGTAGGTTACACAGAAGTACAGGGTGGCTTATTTAACTGGATCTTTGGTGGTGATGGCACAGTAAAGTGGCAGGCTGCTAGAGGCTTCGTTATCACACCCCTAGACACACACATCGTTTCCGCCATTGTAGGGTTATACTTTGGCGCAGGTTTCACTAAGTAAGGTATATTATAATGGCTGCAATTACACTCTTTGATGGGCCTATCCCAGGCCAGTCTCTAACAGATGAACCTAAGAACGGCCCTTGGGAAAGCCCCCCTATGTATGCAGATCCTATGGATGCTCTTGAGTATTACCTCAAGAAGCTAGGTGATGAAGATGCACAGGGTGAGGTTCTGACTATGCTTGACTTGGGTATCCCTGTCAGCGTTGTAGTAGACTCAATGCTGTCCAGTGGTATTATGGACGGTATCCACTCCGTAGATGTAAAGCTACTGTTAAAGCCTCTTATGATTATCAACCTGACAGCTGTAGCTGATGCAGCAGGTGTTGACTATAAAAATACCATGGATGACTACCGTGATAAGGGTGCAGAAGCTAAGAAGAAGCGTATGGAATATCTGGCTGCTAAACTACAGTCTAAACTGGCTCAGGGTAAGAAGAACGATCCCGGTGTAGAAATGCAAGAAGATGTAGTAGAAGAGCTTACTACAGATAACACAGAAGAAACAATGACTGAAGAAGCGCCTGCTCCTACAGGTCTCATGGCGAAGGAAGTTTAATCATGGCATGGAGTGCATTTGCAGCAGGGTTTAGTAAAGGCTTTGGTACAGAGCTTTCTGAAGGCATTAAAGAGCGGCGTCAAGAGCAAAACAAATACGTAGATAACATGATGGATACAGCTAAGGCTTGGCAACCCAAGTTCCTAAAAGCTAATGCAGATGTAGACGCTGATCTTGACTTGATGAAAGTGATGAACACTGAGTTTAACATTTCAGAAGCAGAGTTTGTAGCGCTTGCTCAGAACTACAACATGGCCGACATCTACAGTAAGAGCGTAGAAGCTAGGGAAGCGTTTAAGCAAGTTGGACTAGACCCTAATGCTGTTAACCGTGATACATTGCTCACTGGTTTGTCTTTACCAAAAGACTTCTCTCTGCCAGAAGGCATGACAGCTACGGACGCTATGCGCCAGATCCACATGGGATACGCAAAGAACTTGGCTGTAGACCCTAGCAATAAGAGTGATGCACACCAGCAAAGCTCCTTCGCTAAGGCTGTAGCAGGCGTACTGATGTTAGACCCTCGCTCTTCTGCTGAGAAGATCGCTAACCAGATGCAAGTCATGGGTACATCTGTAGAAGACATTAACATGTTTGCTGCTACAGGCGGTGTTAAGGGTAAACCACTCGACAACGTAACACGTAAGGGTGCTTTTGTATTGCCTAATACAGACTACACGTCTTCGTCTTTCAATACCACGCTCAACAGTTCTAGAGCTAGTCTCTACCGCACTATGTTGGACTTGACTGACCCAGAAAAAACAGTGGCTGACGCATCACAGGCAGCACAGATAAGACTGTTGTCAAATGGTAACAATGCGAAAAACATCAATGAAACAAATCTTGCTACGTTTATTGAGTCTGGAGCAGGTAAGTTCGGGCAGCTTGAGAAAGAGCTTATCAACAAAGGCATGAGCATAGGCTTCAACACTAGGGGTATGCGTGACATGGCTCTTAGTGCAGTACGTGCTGAAATTAATACTGTTGATCAATTATACAGTTTCTCTGAGGCTGTTAAGTCAGGCAGGGCTGCAGAGCTTATCATAGAGTCTGTAAGGGAGACAGGCGAAGTTACTATGGAGACTATTGAAGCAATCATTGGCGGTGAAGTTAAAGATGGTAGTGGCGGTGGTAACGCAGGTGGAACAGTTGAAGCTGTAGTAGCAGAAAATAACGACCTATCAGACCTAGAAAACATGCAAAGGGAGATGGAACTTACAGAAACGAAATCTGCTGAGCCAGCCGTTGTAAACGGACCCCCTGAGTCACGCACTGGTCCTAAAAGCACCGCAGCAAGCATCATATCAAGGAACACTCCATCTGTGCCTGAGCCTGTATCACGTACTACACCATTCACATCCGATACAGCCGCTGATATAGCTAATGAAACAGCCCTCCGTAACCGTGAGTTAGCATCTGAGCGCTCAGGAAGATTAACTGCGGAAGAGTTGCTTGAACCTATCTCTAGTCCTGTATCCGTTAAAGAGTTTATGGAAGGTTTAGTAAGTCCCGTAGCTGATGCTCTTGAGGGTCCAGTTAAGTCTATGGGTGATAGTATTGCTTCTTCTATGAAACCTCTTAAGGATGCTATTAGAGCAGGTAGAGGTAAACCTTCCATGGATGTAG